TGACGGACGAAGCCATCGCCACCAAGCGCCGTGCAGAGTTTGGATTACTGGCAAAAAAAATTGAGCGTCGCATCAAAGCCGGAAAGTCAGTGCATTGCACTTTCGAGAGCGACGTGATTACGGCGGACGAGGTGAAGAGCATCATGGTACGTCTGCATGACGGCATGACGGTGCATGATGTCTACGATGTGGTCAAGGCGGCAGCCGAGGAGATGACGCCGGACGAGCGTCGCCTCTACAATCGCATTGTGAAGGACATGGAGAAGCGTGGCGCTACGTGGGCTCGGCAGATTGTGCAGGGCAAAGACGTTGACCCATCGCTGAAAGACGTCATCGCACCGGCACTGCAAGCGGAACTCAGCCGACGTGCGCAACAACGTTTCACGGAGCTTGGTGCCGAGTTTGTGCCGATTGACGAAGCCGTTGCCAGTGGTCGCATCAATGACTGGCTTGGTGACTATGTGCCGATGACGACCCGACGCATTGATGACACCACAGCTGAGCGCATCAAGCAAGTCATTGACACGTATCGTCAGACGCCAGGTATGACCATCCAAGACGTCGCCGATATGTTGCGACCCGTCGCTGACCCGTATCGCGCCTCGATGATCGCCATCACCGAGATGACGCGCGCATCAACGCAGGCCGTCGATAACTACCAAGCCTACCTCACTGAGAACGGCATCACGACGACGATGTATTGGTTGACGCAAAACGATGAGCTGGTGGGAGATTGCCCCATCTGCAAACCATTGCATAACCTGCCAAAAGATGAATGGCCCGCTGACCAAATCGACGGCCCACCAGCGCACCCGAATTGCCGGTGTTCAACCTACATCACCGCACGACGGAGGGATTAATGGACGTCAACATCAAAGTGCTCGCAGATGTCAGCCTTGACAAATACAGGAAGCTTCGTGAGGTCGTGACCACTGCCATGGCGAACGAAGTGATGGCCGTGCTCAAACGTGACATTCCCCGCCCGCCACCACGCGGGGCGATGGTGTTTAAGTCAGAACGACAGCGTCGCTTCGTCATGGCAGCGAAGAAGCGTGGCGACATTGTTGTGCCGTACGTCAGAGCATCGTCCAAGACGCAAGGCTCGGCGCACTTACAAGCATCGTACCGCGTGGCCAACGAAGGTGAGAGCGTCGTGCTGTACAGCGATGCACCCTACGCACAGTACGTCGTCGGCGACCAGCAAGCAGCAATACATCAAGGGCGCTGGAAAACCGGCGCTATGGCGGTAGAGGAAGTCGTGCAGAGTGGGCTACTCGATGACCTCGTTGCACAGGCAATTGCCAATATGGAGGGCTAACAATGCCATATTTCATTAACACCGTGGATGGTGAGTACTGTGTGTTCAAAGAGGGCGAATCAGTACCGCTCGAATGCTACACCGATCGGGACGATGCCGAGGCGTATTACACCGCCTTGACCATCGCCACAGCGGACGAAGCCAAAGCGGAGAGCGACACCCACACGCCACCCGAAGCCGTCGCACGCAATGCCCGCATGGCGCTCGAGGTGCGTGCAGAGAAGCCACCAAGCGAGCAGGGCATGACGCTGGTGGGGCTCGCACGGGCACGACAACTCGCAGAGCGCCGTCCCGTCAGCGTGGCAACCCTGCGCCGGATGTTGTCGTACTTCGCACGCCACGAGGTGGACAAGCAAGGTGCGACGTGGGACGAGCAAGGCAAGGGATGGCAAGCATGGTACGGCTGGGGAGGTGACGAGGGAAGGGATTGGGCTCAAGCGATTATTGATGAGGAGGACGACATGGAAGCAAAGGCAAGCCGGCGTCACAGCGAAGCGGATATGAAGCTGATTCGCAACGCCCGCAAAGGGGCAAACGCCATCATCGACATCATGGTGCAACTCGGCGACGACGGGTACGACGATGCCGAGTCACAACGGGAAATGGAAGAGGGAATCGCCGACATTGTCGATGCCCTTGACAACACCCGTACCATGAAATCAGAGGAGGGCGATGTATTGGACACCGTCAAGACACTGCCACAAAACGTCAAGGCAATTGGCGACTACATGGTCAAAGGCAAGGGCATCGTGTTTGGTGGCTTTGACCTGACTGATGATCGCTTCACTGCCGACACCGACCTCGGCGGATCACGCCCATTCGAGGGAATGCCCGTGTTCTATGACCACGCCATGGGTGGCATCAAGTCACAAATCGGCATGGTCAAGGCATGGATGCCCAGCGATGACGGCATTGATGTAGAGATTGAGCTCGACCGCCGTCACAAGTACGCTGATGAGGTCATGAAACTGGTTGAGGCTGGCGCACTTGGTTTGTCAACCGGCGCCGTGTCGCACCTCGTTGTTCGTGAGCCCGTCAAAGGTGGCTATGAAATCAAGCGCTGGCACGTTGCCGAAATCAGCTTGACGCCGACGCCAGCAGAGCCCCGCACCATTACCGAAGTCAAGAGCCAAGAGGCGGACGTGTCGAGCGATGCTGACATCACCGCAGTGCCTGACGATACAGACACCGTAGAGAACACCGACACCCCATCATCAGACATTGAGGAGACAAAGACCATGCCACATGGTATTGACGACGCTCGCCGAGACGAGCCACAACTTAAGGCAACCTTGCCTGCAGCCCCAGCCGAGAACCCATTCGACAGTAACGAGTACTACCAAGCCTACAAGCGCTACATCGACGTCAAGAGCCCAATCGAGAAGAGCGAGGACTACGCCAGCGTATTTCAGACGCTTCGTAACGCAACCAAGGCCTACGCTGTCAAGACGCAGACTGAAGGCACCAACAACGACGGTGGTTTCACCGTGCCCGTTGCTGTCAACCGCGACGTGGTGGCCAAGCGTGACGACATGTCACTGCTCGGACAATTTAACTTCATGCGCTTGACGACCGACACATGGAAGGTTGTTGTTCCATCACAGGGCAATAAAGCCACTGCTGCGATCGTCGCTGAAGGCGTCACCGCCACGCAGTCCGAGCCAAACATCAGCCTCAGCCGAACCATTCAGCTGTACAAGGACACGCTCGAGTTCGCCATCACTGAGGAGCTTCTCGCCGACACCGCCAGCAACTATGAGCAATTCCTCATGAACGAGGTTGCTCGCGCCATGGCAGTCAGCGTGAATAGCTTCATCATCACAGGTAGCGGTAGCGGTCAGCCACACGGCATCTACAACCGTGTCACCAACGACATCGCATTCGGTGCTACATCGTTCACCAGCGCACAGTTGCTGAACGTGGCCGGTGGCATTAACGGGTCATACCTCACGCCCGGACAAACCGGCTGGGTGATGCGTAACGCCACATGGACTGCTGCACGCACCCTCGACATCAGCAACGCTGGTTTGGTGCTGACTGGCTATGAGAACGGCCGACGTGTGATTGAGTCGTACCCAGTGGCACTCAGTGAGTCAGTGCAGGCAATCGGCACGACCAACGAGTCAGTCATCTTCGGCAACTTCAATTACTACGCCTTCGCTGAGCGCACCGCCGGTGTGCAGATGGAGCGTGACTACGACCCACGCACGGGCATCACCTACATGATCGCCAAGTGGCGCTTCGGTGGCGATGTCGTTCAGCCTGAGGCCTTCGCACTCGGCAAGCACGCCTAAGTTTGACCACGGCGCACTGTCAGCAATGGCAGTGCGCCACATTGGAGATGCCATGAAGATACAGTTACTCACCGCTCTTGCGCAGATGGTCAATGGTTCCATCGTTGTCCATGCGCCGGGCGATATCGTGGAGCTTGACGCAGCCGAAGCACAGGCGCTGATTGAGCAGGGCAGTGCGGTGGCAGTGGATGAGCCGAAGCCGAAGAAAAAGGTGATTTAGCATGGCGGCATACCTCGACCTGGCAGAAGTGAAAGCAGAATTCGGCATCACCTCGACCAGTGACGATGCCGTGCTGACTGAAATCATCGACGATGTTACACGCGAGATTGAAACGCGAACCCACCGCCATTTCAAGCTTGAGACATCGCACGGTGGCGGGCCACCTGTCACAACCTTTGCACGCTACTTCACACCGTGGCTTCAGCTTGACGGCGGTGATCTGATTGACAGCTACACGCTGGCACTCGACACCGATATGTTTGAGCTGGTGTCCATCACCAATGGCGACGGTACCGCCATCGCACTCAACAAAGTTGTCACCTTGCCGGTAAACCACCCACCGCCGTACAACTTCATTCGGATTAAGCGTGACGCCAATCTGATGTGGAGTGGCAGTGCCGAGGCTTCGATTACCGTAACGGCAAAGTGGGGATATAGCGACGCAGTGCCCGCTGACATTCGACGCGCTGCTATGATTATGACTCGTACATACTACCAGCAACGTGAGGGCAGTGCCGGACTCGGCGCACCCATCATCAGCGCTGACGGCGTCGTGATTCAGGCAGGGCAGACGATGTCGGACGCCATGCGGATTCTGAAGTCCTACATACGGAGGTCATAGCATGGGCAGTCAGATAGACGCCATCTTGGACGCCGTCGAGGCAATGTCCGTCAGCGGAGTGACCACGGTGTACCGAGGTGCCACGCTGAAAAACGGTGTTGAGAGTGCTGACTTGCCAGCGCGCATCATCAGTGCAATAGGCATGATGTCGTCACGCACGACGGTGCAGACGCTCGGCGGTAGTGGTCACTTGATGCAAACCGAGTGGACGATTACTGACGTGGCACTGATTCGGGCGGCGGGCATGGGCATCGGACTCAAGGATGTTGCACCGGGGCTTGAGACATACATGGCGTCGTATCACAACGCCGCTAGGACGTTGCAAGGTTCCGCGTGGGCGCTGACGGGTCTCGGTGTTCGTGCGCAGGTGCTGGAATGGCCACAGGCATCAGGGCGATTTTATGACGTGGTCACGGCAACGCTGACCATTAGGGAAATAATCCAATAGGAGGGCAAAACAATGCCACAAACAACTGGGGCAATCACTGGGTCAGCCGCCGCCGTCGCCATCAAAGTTGGTGCCGGTGCCTACGTTGACCACAGCGGTACCGCACAGAGCGTAGACGCCGCCACGGCATCACGCATCAACGACAGCACATACACCTTCGACGGTGCCAACCCGATCATTCTGCTGGGCAAAGAGGAAGCCGTTGAAGTGACGGTGAACTTTCTGTACACCGAGGTTGCACTCGAGGCGTGGGAAGTGACGTACGCCGCATTCAAGGCTGGCGACCTCGTGCAGGTTAAGTGGGAGCCAAAAGGCACCGCTGGCAAGCAGTGCGAGACAATGGCTGGGGGCTACATCACCAGCATCGACTTTCCTGCGGTCGAAGCATCAAGCGCTGGGCCCGTCGTTGCCAGCATCACCGTCATGGCGCCGGGCGTCACGTACACCACATAGTCCGGGCAGTGCGGTGTTGGGCATCCACCGCATAGCCACCAGTACCGCTGACGCGGGAGATGCCCACATGATCCGCATTTTACATAGGAGATGCCCATCACTATGACCACACCACAGTACACGGTTAATGCTGATAAGTTGACCATCCGCGACATCATCGCCATCCAAAACGCCAATGGCGACATCGGCGCACTGATGCCCATCTACGCCAAGTGCATCGAATTGCCAGAGGGCATGGATGTGCTTGATTTGCCTGCCAAGCATCTCAAGGCAATTGCCCAAGCCATTGTCAAAGAGATGACCGCCGACATGGGAAACTAAGGACAGCGGTGCTCGCACACCTGTGGACGCAGGAACCGGCACCGCTGGAGTACATAGAACTGCAAATGTGTCGTGACGTCTATCACTGCCCTCCGCAGTATCTGCCACCATGGAACGTCATCAGACAGCACATGGCGATGATACAAGTAGAGAACGAAGTGCGAGAGAAGCGACAGAAAGCGAAGCGTAATGGCTGAACAGGTTATCGTCAATTTCACTGGTCAAGACGACGTCACGCCAGCGGCGAAAAAGGCTGAAAACGCCATCAAGGATGTCGGTGATACCGCAGAAAAAAGTGGCAATAAATTCGACGGCATGAAAGAGATTGCCCGAGGTGCCTTGCAGAGCATCGGTCAAGGTGCTATCGGTCTTGCTGGGCAACTTGGCTCGGCAGTGATTGGTGGCATTACGTCGTTTGTCACTGACGGCATCAGCGAGGCGGCAGGGTGGCAGTCGGCATTTGCACAGACCGAAGCGGTGGTCGCATCGACGGGTATGGCAGCAGGGTACAGCGCCGAGCAGATGGCAGCACTTGCGACCTCGATGTCAGCCACCGAGGGTATGTCGCTTTTTACCGATGACCAGGTGCTTGGTGCGACCAACGTGCTCGCAACGTTTACCAAAGTGGCTGGCGAACAATTTGAAGGTGCAACGCAAGCATCCATCGACATGGCACAAGCGCTGGGCATGGATGTGTCAAGCGCTGCCATGATGATGGGCAAGGCGCTCAATGACCCCGTCAAGGGTTTGTCCGCATTGTCCCGATCGGGCGTGAGCTTTACCGATGAGCAGAAGCTCATGGTTGAGGCGATGATGGAAGCGGGCGATGTCGCCGGCGCACAGAACCTCATTCTCAATGAGATGGCAGTCCAATTCGGTGGCTCAGCGCTTGCAGCAACCGAAACCTTCGCCGGTGCGCAGGTGCTGATGGCGGAACAAATGAACAGCGCCAAAGAGACCATCGGCACGGCGCTTTTGCCAATCCTCACACGCCTCAGCAACGTGATGATGTCGCACGTCATACCGATTGTGCAAAACCTTGCCGAGCGCTTCGCCGCATTCATCACCGGACTCGATTGGACGATGATTATCAGCACGATTAGCACGCTGATTGCGAACTTTACGAGCTTCGGGAGCACGGTGCCGTGGGATGCCATCACCGGTGGATTTAACGCCGTGATTGCGGCGGTCATGACGGCGCAACCCTTGTTTGACGCCATCGCTGGTCTTGTTGTTAGCCTCTTCACCGCCTTTACTGGCCCCGAAGCACAGGGCGCCGCCTCGGGCCTTGCCGGTGTCATCGGCATGATTATCGGCATCTTGGGTGGACTATGGACGACACTGCAAAGCACAGTGACTGCGGTCATCAATGTACTGTCGCCGATCG